CAATAGCTGTGCTTTCACGCACATATAAGGGCAGCACTTCAAAAAATGTTCCAGTTTTTACAAATACGGTGTTGTTGGCAATTCTTTCTGCTGGCACATCATCAATGTCACCAGCTGTGATGCTATCAATCACAATGTTCATCAATGTGGTAATGATGCCAAATGCTTCTGGTTCTTCTATTTTAGTAGCGTCAATCACTTGAGGCACAGTCGCTTGTAATTCTACATAAGCGTTGTCATTAGATATGGCAGCATCAATCACTGTTTTGGCAAATGTGATTGCAGCACTGGTTTCTACTTCTTGTCCATACACATAAGATCCACTGCCAGTGTAGTAGGAAATTGCAGCCAATCTGCTTTTTTCGTTGCCACCATGACCTAGATCAAAAATCACAGCGTCAATAATTTGACCTATGTCTCTCAAACATTTGGTTTGATCATATTTTAATTTCACTGTCATTGTTCCTGCTGCAGTTGAAAGTGCGACTGCAGAGCCTGACGCAGTCAAACTCACTGAGATATTAGTAGAAGTTTTTGTTATGATATAATATTCTGTTGAAATGTTGATGCCACCAAATGTGGTGCCAGTAAATTCAACTCTCATGCCCACTCTTAAATTTGCAGTGCTGGCACAAGTGATTAGATTAGTGCTTGTGGTGGTATTGCTACAAGTGGTTGTGTATGTGGCATTGATATAAGCCACGGTTTCTCTTTGCACAAATGCTTTGTTTCTCAATAATAAATTTTTTGCGTTAGGATACAACGGTCCTTTGTCTATCTCTTTAAGACAATACTGAATGGTTTTCCAAGGTTGATTCAATGTGGCACCATAGTCTGGAGCTGGTGCGTCCACACCTGAAAGAGCCACATACCATACGTTGTTAATTTTTCCAAAGTAACCCCACTCAGGCAATGTGCCTGCAGAATTCACTAATAATGTTTGACCTGAAAGTCCAATTGGCAATCTTGTTGGACCTGACGGGCCATACAATAATAAATCTCCCTGTGTGGTAAGTGCTGGGCTTTCTGCACCTCCTGATAATAATTGCCAGTAGGTGCCTGTGTCCACTCCTGCTCCTGGTGCATAATCAGGTTGAGTAATTATGGCAGGTCCCACGTTGTTGGAAGTATGTCCTAATATACAAATGTATGTGTTGTTGGCGTTGATGATACCTCGCACCACATCACCTTTGTCATACAATGTGCTATTGGCCCAGTTGCCTTTCCAATAGATTCCTTCATTGAGTTTGCTCCAATAAGTGACATTGGGTGGTCTGTTGCCAATGCTGTCTAGAATACAAATATAAGTGAAGCCACCCAAACGTGCTACGTCGCCAGTTTTGTATGCAGTGCCAGCAGAGTAATCTCCAATCAAACGGAATCCTGTGACAAATAAATCCCAATCAACAGTTACAAAAGTGCTGGGATTTTTATTAATACTGTTGGTCTTGGCCACATATCCGTAACCTCCGTAGGTCACAAAGTCTCCTATTTGATAATTTGTGGCTGAACTCCATGAATCTTCAAATTCTAATCCTGGTACAAACACAGCCCAGTTGGCCTGATCTGCTGTGAGTGTGGTGCCGCTAGACACGTGGAAAGTGGTACAGATCCAAAGGCTTGGTCCCCACTTGACCACATCATTAATTTTGTATCTGGTGTTGATAGTCCAATCTGTTTTGTATTCTATACCTTTGTGTAGATAATCCCATTTGGCTTGATCTGCTTCCAGTCCACCACCCAATGTAGTGGCAGATACATTTGAAGTGTGACCAAGATTACAAGTGTACAGTTGTCCACCATATCTTACCACATCTCCTAATTTATATCTAGTAAGAGCGGTCCAAGCATTCAACCAATTGAATCCTTTGGAGAACACTTCCCAGTTGGCAATGTTATTTTCTAAACCTAATGCAGCACTAGCAGCAGATGTGTGTGCAGTGATACAGGTGTAGATGTAGGCTCCATACTTGACTAAGTCGTTTACTTTGTATCTAGTAAGAACTGTCCAATCTGATTTGTAATCAAATCCTTCTGAAAATAAATCCCATTTGGCTTGATCTGCTTCCAGTCCTAGTGCAAGGGTGGCTGCTGATGTGTGTCCTTGGTTGGCAATGTACAAATATCCGCCATATTTTACAATGTCATTGGGTTTGTATGTGGTGTTTAATGACCAATCGTTTTTCCATTCCTGACCATCACTCATCAGGTTCCAATAGCCAGCAGTTAAATTTGTTTGGAATACTCCGCTGGTGTGTCCCACCACACAAATATAGGTACGACCACCGTATCTAATTACGTCATCGATGAAATAGGTTACTGAAGTGATCCAGGCTCCCTTCCAAATAAACCTAATCCTACCTAATTTAAACTCAGCCATTTTTATGAATTCCCTGTTATGTTGTTATTTATCATACTAACTACCATATCCATTGCTTGCATCAAATACGCTGACAGCATCGCCTTCATCTAGAGCTGTGGATGCTACACCACCCAAGAAATAACTCAGCGCTAAAGGCGATCCTTTTACTCCACCTTTAATATTTGCTGTGACTTCAATATTAATGGTTTCTCCACCCACATTCAATATGTTGGTGTTTTGTATCTGAATAGCTCCTGCTCTTAAACTGGACACGTTCAACACAGATCCACCACCTTGAATTCTACTTTGTAGATAAGCTATAAATGCTCTTTGTGTGGGCACTATGTTGTCACTGTTGGCAGCCATGGTTTGGTCAGTGCTGAATTCACGGATCACTGCTCCAGATCCACCCAATACCACACCACCCAATGCTAGTTCAGTCAGTCCTTCCAATTGGAAAAAGTCTGCAGCCAAAGTCACAATACCACTGGACTGTTCCACTTTGAACTGTTCTCCCACTCTAAAGTTACCATTTTGGTCAGTGCTGGTATAGAACACACGTCCTCCACCTGCTTCAACCACTTCATTGAATGGTTGTGGTTCATAACCTGCTGTGAAACCTTGTGAATATATTTGTGGATAGTTGGTGGTCACTCTGCCACCAGTACCAATGTCTAAAAAGTCATGTCCTGTTAATCTTACTTGACTGTAGTTCTGTCTGATTGTAATCACATTATTGTGCGGCGGTGCCGAAAATGCATCCACTCCTGGACCTATTCTCAATGTGCCATAAATGCTGGGCTCTACTCCACCTATCGTTACGAAGTTACCCAGTTTAAAAATTACTCCTGGAATACTCGCAAATGACACGTTATCACCTGGACTAGGTAATCTAGTTAAGTTTTTAATTCTTAAAAATTTTCCTGTTTGAAATTTATCTGCTAATCCATTTCCTGACACCGTGGCTGCTACGTTTAAGAATCCTGTGCCTCTGTTAGTAAAAGTAGGTTGACTTAATGTGCCATTGTTGGTGCGCACTGTGAACAAAGCTTCTATGGTATTGTTATTATCAACTATTGTCATTACAGGAGTTTGAGAATACCCACTGCCTGGTTCAATTAATTCTATAATACTCAATCTTCCGCCATTCACTCTTGCTCTTCCCAATGCCCTTGCACCGTATCTAATCAATTTAATTGTGTTTCCTGCAACATCTGTCAAAGGAATAAAACAAGGACCATTTACTGACCCACCAGCAATCTTTACATAATCTCCTGCAATACCAGTCAACTGAGTGCCCAATGTTTTCCAATGTTTGCCATCTATACTTTCTGCTAGATCTCCTGATTCGGTCACTGCCACAAAACATCCTTGACTATAACTGATTGTGTATTGATCTGCTTCTGGCGGTAATTCACTAGGTTGCCACACAGTGGGGGTAGATGCTATCACAGTGGCTTGATTGGCCAATGTGTAATAAAATCTATTGCTCAGCGTGCTGGAGTCATTAGGATTATCATTGCAGGCTGCCACAAATCTATTATTGCCATACACAATGTCCTGCACATTTATTCCTACGCTGCCAATGTCAGGTCCTGGATTCCAAGTGGCTCCTAGATTGGAACTTTCATAGGTTTGTCCCATGTCATCACACACAATGAATAGGCCTGATCCTCCAGCTGAATGAGTCAGTGCTGGAGTTGATCCATCATAACTGGCTATCTGTGCTGTGGTCCAAGACTGACCAGCGTCAATAGATCTACAAATAAATCCTTGATTAGTGGTGATTATAAACACGTCCTGTTCACAAGCAATGCTGGTAAAACTACCAACACCACCTGGATTAGTCAATCCTGTCCAACTGATTCCATCAGTGGTGCCTGATATTGCGTTGTTGGACACAGCCAATAATGTTGTGCTGCTGCGTGCAGTGTAAAGATAATTTACAGGCGCCAATCCTGAGCATGCTGACCAGCTGGTGCCATTGATGGTGTAATATCCTCCTGATGCACTTAAAACTACCGTGACATTCTGACCCAGCAGTCTAGCTGACCCTACCACTGACCAAGCAGCACTGATGGGCAATACTACGTTAGTGGCAGAATATGTGGGATCTGAAAAATTGATCAATGGTTCAATGCTGTATTTGGTTGATTCATCCAACAGAGGCTCAATGGCCAATCCACCTAATAAATGTTCAAATCCAGGCAATCCATCAAATTGTCTTTTTATATCTATTTGTTTAAGTGCGTGATCATAATATGCAACCACTCCAAATTGTCCTCTGCCTACACCTTCTAAAATTTGCACACGTTGACCCACTATTTCTGCTGATACAAGATAAGATGCACCAGTAGCAGTGGTCAAAACTTTCACAGCTCCACCAGCCGTGTTGCTGATTTTAATGGTGTTGGCCGACACTAAAGAATGCACATAGTACACAGTATCAGCAGTGACGCCTCCAAACATAACACCTGGAAAAATAATCTGATCTCCCACTTTCATACCAATTATATTCTGCACTGTGAGAGTGTTTACTGGATTGCCCAGAGAAGCTGTGACATTTTTTTCATAGTCTGGTTCATATTGATTGGCCAACAAAAATGAAGTGCTATTGCCACCTCTGGTGTTGCCTGTGAATGAAGTATAAGCAATACCACCAGTGATTCCGCTATCAAAAGGATCAGTCAGTCTCACTTCACTGATTGATTGATATCTAGTATTTTCATAACCTATGTAGGCAGCTGCTCCTGCACCTGAACCAGTGATGGATATTGTGGCCGAAGTATAGTCTTGGCCTGTGTGTGAATATCCAAAACAAAATATTTGATTTTCATCATTGTACACAGAATTTATCAATGCTTCACCTGTTTGATTATCTACTGCTGCTGTGATAGGCACTTCCACTTGTGACACTCCTTCTGCCACAGAACCATAAGTTCCATAAGAATTGTTGCCATTGGTAGCGCGAACCTTGCCACCATTTTCAGCTAGATAACCTATGTGGCAATAGTAAGTGAATACTGAAACCAACTCTGATTTACCTTCACCTTTGACCCAAAATCCTATGCCGTTGGAAATAATTTGTGTGAAGTCGTTGGCCACTATGGATTTATTTCCTCCAGCGTGTAGATCTCCGTCCACTTTCATACCTACACAACCATCACCAAAGGTGCTGACGTTCTGTATGTAAGGTGACTTGTTAACAATCCATGCTGTATTATCCGATGGAGAGTTACCTGGATTCAATGACACAAATGCTCCAGCTGATGGCCTTCTAGTAAAATATTGATTGGCTGCACCCAGTGTGCCATACAATCCTTTTAGGGTCATGTTTCTGATGCCAGATCCATTGTTCACTAGGAACATGTTAGAACTTTCATAACCAGCAGCTGGCATTATTATAGTGCTTCTCAATTCATCTCCACACAATGCTGTGTCATAAGGCACATTGATAGGCAAAATTTCTTCATACACACCAGTTTTAATAAAGATAGTGGCTGGAGTTCTGCCTGGTTTGTCAGCGTTGACAAAGTCACAGGCATATTTTACTGTTCTAAATGCTGTCTGTATGGTGGTACCTCGGGTAAGTCCATTAATACCTTCCACAGACACATAGAAAACTTTGGCAATCTGATCTTGTGTTTTCCAATCAGGCAAGCTGTCTGTGATCTGTAATGATTCTCCAGAACTTCCAATGTTGATAGCTATTTTTGTGCCCACAGCATTTTGAGTCTTGATGTCTCCTACCTGTTCCAACACATTGGTGGTGGCTCCTTGAGCCAATTTGTCCCAATAAGTGGTTGGAGAGGTTACATCCAATGTAGGTTTAGAAAGTGATTGAGTGCTGATATGATAAAGTTTACAAGCATAAGTGGTGCCGGCCACAGTGACCACATCACCAGGGTAGTAGTAACCAGCTAGATTAGTCACATTATCTATCTGTTTCCAAGTGCCTCTCCAACGTTTGCCGGTGACCAACAATTGCCAAGGACCTGGTGAGTATGTGCCCACATCATATGAAGTGGTAGCCAAAGGCAACACGCCAGCATTGTCTTGCACAGCAATGTATAAATTACCACCACTGCGTACCACATCTCCAGTTTTGTAATAACTGGCTGCAGTGCTGTCATTGTCTATCCAGTCACCTCGTAGTTTGTAGCCAGGCACTAATAAATTCCAAGCACTGCTGCTGTCTTGTGCCACAGTGGGTAAAATATTTAAATGCGTCAGTTTACACACATAACTGTAGCCACCATACATCACCACATCACCAGGTTGGTAACGAGTGGTCGCACTCCACGCCGCTTCAAATCCTAAACCAGGCAACCAAATGTCCCACTTGTTTTCATCCAATATTGTGGAGTTGGCAAATGCGCCTTGATCAAATGGATCTGTACATATCCAAAGACTGGATCCACCATACTGCACAATGTCATTTTTTTTGTATCTTACGTATTGAGTATAATTGCCTTTGTATTCGATGCCACTTATGACTGTTTGATATTTTACTAAATCTGCTTCCAAACCGTCAGCAGTTGCAAGTGCAGTGCCCGTGACAGAAACAGTGCTGATGGTGCCACCTGCCCCCACAGATAAAATTGTGATAACAAGATTATTGGCTGGTGCAAAGCCCCCCAATAGTGAGCCCAATACTGTGATCTGTTGTGATGCTAGCCAACCTGTGCCATTGTTGGTAACTTGTGCATAGTAAACAGCACCAACTCTGTACACTGTGAAAGCTGCTCCTGTGCCTGCCACAGTGTTGGTGGTGAAGTTAGGATTCACATAAGCGTTGCTGACAGCGCTCTGATGACCTGTGATGACTCTATACACTGTACCACCATACTTGACTATGTCATCTGGTTTGTATCTGGTATTTGGAGTCCAATCAATTTTATAATCTAGATGTCTGGTGTACAAGGACCATTTTACATAATCTAATTCTAAACCTTCTAGTACAGAAGCACTCACATGATAGGTTTCACAATAGAACGATTGTGCACCATAACGCACCAAGTCCCCTTTGCTGTATGCAGTGGTGGATTGCCAATTGCCTCTCCAGTTCTCACCTTCTGCAAACACAGTCCATTTGGCTTCAACTCCAGAAATTCCATTTGCAGGATCGGCACTGGAAGTGTGCCCATCCAAACAGATCCACAGTGTGGATCCAAGTTTTACTATGTCATTTAGTTTGTAAATTGTGCTGGGAGTCCAGTCGCCAGTCCAGCTTTGACCATCCAACATCTGAACCCATTTTGGATTTACATCATTGAAATCTACATAAAATAGTGCATTGGCAGTGTGAGCTATTTGACACACATAAATTTTTGCACCAAATCTAACCACATCATCTTTGATGTAGACAGTGGTGCCAGACCAATCGCCTCTCCATCTAAAACGTATGCGTTCAATTTTAAATTCTGGCATATTATATTCCTACCGGATATGTGTAAGGTTCGTTCACTCTCAATGTTAATTGTCCTTCTGAGTCAATGTAATACAAAATGTTTCTGCTGTCCCAACGAAATTGTTCATAATTTAAATTTTCATAAACTTTGGTGTGCTCCACATCTCTACCTTCTAAAAAATCTACTCCTCTGGTAAAACTGGGCAAATTTTCATTGGGATTACCTGGCAAATTAATTTGCAATGCATCTGAGCTGTTAGTATTCATTAAATCAACTTTGCCCAAGTATAATTCACCTTGGTCAGTTCTTCTTAAGCCATAAAAAAATCTGCTGGCACCCAGTGTATCTTCTATTTGTTGTATGTATTCGTTGCTGTCTGACATATATTATGTTACTATGTTGATGGTGTTGCCCATTCCGCTGTGTGCTGTGCATTGATAATAAAGTGTGCTGGGAGCGTCCATGGGCACTTGAAATATTACAGTGGCTGTGGCATTTCCAGTGACTCCATTGCTGTATGCAGCACCTGCATTAGCCACTCTTATTTCCATAGGATGAACGCTGATCACTGTGTTAATGAATATGTATGTGTGACCTCTGTGCAGATACAGAGTGGGATCGTTGGTGGCTGCATAAAATCCTGGACCTGTAAATATATAATCAGCGCTTCCTGATGCTGACAAACTCCATCTGGTTACAGGACCATTTTGTTTCACCCAACTGGTGCCGTTGTAGTACAACACGTCTCCTTGTGCGGGTGAAGATATCACCACATCACTAAGGTCATCCAATGTGGATGGCACTGCAACTGTAGCAAATTCTAATGCAGTGGCTCCTGCGTTTACTTTGACAAATCTACTACCTGCTGATGTGTAACTATCTGGAGTGTCTGATAATGCAAGGAATGAGGAGATTGCTGCTGGTGTATTGGTCAAGTTGGCATAATTTAAAAAATATGAACTGTCAAATCCATCCAATGTGTCTGCATTGCTGCCACCTCCACCTGAAGTAGAATCAGCTGCTGGTATCCAGTTGGTGCCGTTCCATTTTAAAACCTGTCCCACTGAAGGTGCTGATGTAACAGTGTCCACATCCAAAAATGCATTGATTGAAATGGCACTGAGATCTGCACTCTGTATGCCTGCCACAAATTCTAAACCGGTGGTCGCTGCGTTAACTTTTACAAATCTATTAGCTGCTCCTGAGTAGTTGGCTGGGGTATCTGTCAATGCAACGAATGTGGTCACACCTGCTCCACCACCACCACCACCACCACTCACTGTGCCAGCTATCCAGTTGGAAGTGGCAGCATTCCAAAGCAAAGCCTGACCATCTGCAGGAACTGCAGTGGTGTTTACATCTGCTAAATCATTGATACTGGAAATTGTGCTTAACATCCTTGTCCAAACTCCTCCATGTGCATAATACATGGCGTTATCTGCATGTGAATGTGCTATGGCACCATGGTATGTGGTAGCATTAGGAAATGCTGCTTGGTTGGCAAAATAAAAAGCAATTCTGTTGCCACCAGTGGCACTGATAATATTGTTGTTGATCACTGTGAGAGATATGCCATCACCCAACGCTGTGTATAGCTCGTCAAAATTTGAATTTATTTTTAATGCACCAGCTCTTAGATTATCACCCTGTCCATCATTAGGTGTAACGCCATCATTGATTATCTGTTTTACCATGTGTGTCCTTGCTTGTTTTTGTTAATATTTACCATAATATACATATATTTTCTAAGTCCTGTCCCAGGTAGATTCGTTGCTGTCAAATGTCACATAATCTTGGTCAAATTTGATAGACGCTCCTGTAAACGCAGGGATTTCATTCACATTAGGATACGTGTATGCATTGGCAGCTGCTCCTGGATTTTCCATGTCAATGGGGTGATTGATTCTCAAAACCAATTCACCTTCACTATTGATGTAATAAAAAAGATTGATATCATCCCATTTGTATTGTTCATATTTTAAATTAGGATAAATTTTATCATGATTCACATCACGTCCATCAAAAAAATCTTGTCCTTCATTCCAATCATCATAATTGTAATTGGCTGAGCCAGGAATATTAATGGTCACACTGTCACCTGGCGCCATTTGATCTACTTTGGCCAACCATAATTCACCATCATCAGTTCTGCGTAAACCGTAAAAAAATCTATCTTTATGGCTTTTGATAGCATTTGTAATGGGTTGGCCGATGTATTGCATATTAGTTTATCTCCACATAGCTCAACACCACATCCAATGATGCTGCTGTGTTGCTTTCAACAAACAGATCATAGTTGGCAGGAATAATTAATTTTTCACCACTGGTTACCACACGCAAACTGCTGCCTGTGGCTATCTGCACATTTTTTATAAAAAATGCTTGAGCACTGGTGTCATCTTGTACAAACACGCTGGCAGTGATAATACCTCCTGTGATATTGCTCAAACTCATGCCAAGTATAGTGGTGCTAACACCCACAGGTGCTTCGTAAATCTTCACAGGACTGGTGCCTATTTGAGTTGATATTTTATTTTTAAACGCTGTTGCCATAATTGTTTATCCTAATGTTAATGCGTATTTAATCGATAATTCCTCTGCGCCCAATACACTGACTCCACCCCCTGCGCCAGCCACAGAAACCCAGCTATTACCGTCGTAGATCTCCACTTGCAGATCCTGTGTGTTGTATCTAGTGATACCAATCACAGGCGCTGAGGGCCTGGTAGCTCCTATACCATAGGGTATTCTTAAGCCACCAGCCTGACTCACATCCACATAGCCATCTCCAGTGGTTTCCAACACAATGGGAGCATTGCTCACATAGTTGGTAATGGTGTTGTTTTGAAAGTTTAAATTTTCTATTCTTATGAAACCAGTGCCATTAGCATTTAGGATCAGATCTTGATTCGCTCCAGTGGTGGTCAGAGTGTTGCCTGATATGTTAATACTGTCCACTTGCAATGTGTTCACATCAAATCTGGTGCTGTTGACATCTGCCACCAATGCACTGTTGCTGTAGAATCTAATGGTGTTGTCGTTGGCTCCTGGAGTGAGCTCCGGAGTTATGTAGGTGTTACGATCTAAATCATACACACCTTGCAACACAGTCCAGCTGCCGTCATAACCTTCAAACAAGTTATTGTCAGTGTTGTATCTAATCATGCCTGTTTGTGGTGACGCTGGTCTATTGGCGGTGCTGCCTGCAGGCAATCTCATACTGCCTGTGCCTGTGAACACAGTTACTCCTGTGGCAGGAGTGAAAGTGATATCTCCAGTGAGATTACTGATGGTGTTGTCGTTGATTCTAAAGTTTTCTATTTCCACACTGCCAGTACCTGCACCACTCAGCTGTAGATTTGAATTGGTGGTCTGTGTAGTGATTAAATTGTTTTCAATTCTTATATTGCCATCCACATTGATAGTTGAACTGAACACAGTGTTCCAATTTTTTGCTGCACTACCTAAATTATAAGTGTTTGTGGTTTGTGGAATTATATCGCTGGCCACGGCTGCCACAATACTTAAAGTATCAGTGGTTTGATCTCCAATAGTGATGTTGCCTCCTATGGTCACATTACCTGTTACATCCAAATTTCCTGAGATATTAACGTTATCCAATAGATTTATTTGTCCATTGTCAGCATCCAAATTCAATGCTCCTGATGTGCTTTCAATAGTGTTGCCACTCAATCTCACATTGTCTTGTTGAATCAATGTGCCATTGATCACTGTGGTGTGACCACCCGAAATAAATGTTAATGCTGTGCCTTGAGACAACACCGTGGATGCTGCCGTGAATGAAACTGAACCAGTGTCTTGATCCACAGTGAACAGATCACCCACTCTAAAATTGCCTCGTTGATCCACAGAACTATAAAATATTCTTGCATTAGATATCTCCACTACTTCATTGGCTTGAATCACTGTGGCAGGATCATTGCTGACTTCTTTGCCATTGCCTATGTAGGCAAAATTGTGTCCTACTAGATACATTAGAACGCCTACTCCCGAACCATATGCTCCATAATTGCCATACACTGAAGCTGATGCTATGCTTCTAATTTCAGCACCAAAATCGGTATAATCTACATTAACAAATCTTTCTGCAGTGGCTCCTCCCGAAAAACTGATGTATTGTGCTCCTGTCACAGTGTCTGAGATAGAGGTTGAAGCATTTGCGCCATTAAAATTCAACAATAGTTTTGTGTGGGGCGTGTTGCTTAACTCAGCCGCAGGTGTTGCAAAAGTACTTGTGTACAATGCTGCCTTGGTGATTCTAATATCATCCAAATAACCTGGCAATGCATTTGCATACAAGTAGTCTGCACCTATGGTCAAAATAGATGTAGCACCATAGTTGTTGGAATCTGTGTAGGAACTGCCTTCCTGTGTGCCATTCAAAAATAATCTTGTTGTGCCACTGTTTTTACACACTGCCACATGATACCAAGTGTTGATATTGATAGTGGTGGCGCCAGTGATTCTATTGGCAGCAGCAGCATAATATTTTAGCACTCCTCCATCAATGTGAATCATAGGATTATTGAGTGCTGCTGCTGACCTTTGATCCATGATCACTTGATTGCCCACAGCAGTGCGTCTTAACCAGAATTCAATGGTAAAATTACCAGATGCATAACCAAAGTCTGGATTGGTGGATACAGTGAGATAATCACCTGTGCCATCCAACAATAAACTGGCTGTGCCATATTTCAGTTGAGCAGTGCTCAATTGAGCATTGCCATTGACTGTGATTATTTTAGGCAGTCTGTTGACAGCATTTTGAAATCCTGTGATTTTGCCTGTGAGATAAAATATATTGCTGTCCACGGTGGCAATGGTTCCTGTGCCCAACACTGTAGAATTATCCGTGTCATAGTACGTGATAGTTTGTCCTGTTGTCACAGCGGCTCCTGCTAGTCCCGCCACTTTTAGCAATGTGCGACCTGTGCCCTTGAGTCCAGTGGCTCCATCTATGGCATACAAACTACGATTGGCAAAATATGTAAATGAATTTAGCCACTCCACTCTCACTCCATTGGTCATGGTTATAGCATCCACTCCTGGAGTTATAAATGTGCAATTTTGAAACAAACAGCTGGCTTCGTTGCTGCCTGCTGTGGCCAAACTACCATCTAGATAGGCGCCTTTGCCTGCATCTCCTGCATTGAAACCTCTAGGATCAGAGCCACTGGTCACAGATCCTTGTGTGATCACACTAACATTTCTAATGTATGGTGAACGTGAGGTCACTGTGAATGAGCTAGCATATCTAAAAGCATAACCTCTGTTGGCTCCAGAGTTGAAACGGAAATTTGCTACTGTGAGGTCTTCTATAGTGGTTTCACCATTCAATATAAAAGCGTTTTGATCAATCGTGCCACCAGTGGGTTGAATCAACACTGATCTCAAAGATTCTCCTTTGATGGTGACTCCCACAGGCACAGTGATGGGAAACGTTTCTGTGTATGTGCCGGGATATATGTGTATCAGATCTCCTGATGAAGCCAATGTGATTGCTTGTTGTATGGTTAACACTGGATCGTTTTGATGCAGTCCTGCGTTGGCGTTATCACCATTGGTGGCCACGTATATAATATTACCTGGCACTGATGTAAGATCTAATCCACCCACTGTGACGTTGCCGCCCACAGTGATGTTGTCCACTGTTAAATCTTGTGTGAAAAATTCATTCCATCTTTTTCCTGCACTGCCCAAATTGTATGTGTCGGTCACATTGGGAATCATATTGCTGGCTATGTCTGCATTGATGACCAAATTATCAGTGTTTTGATTTCCTATGGTGATGTTACCATCTGCAGTGATGCTGCCAGTGGCATGTATATTGCCAGTCACTTCCACATTGCTGTAAATTTCAGTGATGCCTGTGCCATTGGGGCGCAGTTCAAGGTTCATATTGCTGGTGGTCACTTCAATAGTGTTGTTGGATATTTGTAAATCATCCACTAGGATAGCATTGTTGTACAATATTTTGTCAGGCGATGCTAGGGATAAAATAGGCGCTGAAGTGGTGATGCTGGATCCAGACAAAGTGAGATTGTTTACGGTGCTGACACCGGGCACTTCTAAATTGGTGGTTCTGATGGTTCCTACAACGTCTAAAGGAT